CATACATGACGGATTACATACAGATAAACGGTGCACAATATAACTTTTCACTGCTGTTTCCTGATGGCATATATCCTGGTATAAACATACCGGTTACTCCGCTTGGTTCTGACGACATCTACAACCCCGCCGGTAATAACATAGATACGCAAGGCAGGTTCGTCGGACCCGCGACATCCACCAATGCATTCTCCAGATCATCAAACATAAACCTCGTTGGATCACTGAGCGGTGGCGCTGGTTTCGATGGCAGCTCTAACGTTGACATACCTGTGGTGGTCGCCAACGTCTACGTTGGAAACACCGATGCCACGGTTGCTGGTAGGCACACGCGGGTGACCGTCAGTGATGGCGGCCAGATAATTGGCGTTGGTAACCTACAGGTATCCGACATAGATGCCGCCCTTGGGTATGCCACCGTTGACACCGCCAGCATATCGGTGACCAAGCTCAGCAACACCATAGCGGCCAGGGATGCCAACGGCAACTTCAACGCCAACGTGATGACCGGAACGGCCGCATCGGCCTTTGCGTTCTCGCCACCCGTGATGCTGGGAATCAACGGGGATGTGCTGGGTGCCGTTAGCTTTGACGGGCTGGATGATGTGACCATATCGTCAAACCTAGCCACGTTCAACGACCTCGAATCAGGCACATACAACACGGTCAACGTCGACAACAAGGGCAGGATAACCGCCGCCGTCATGGTTGACAACGTGCCCATAGGCAGCCTCGTGCTGATAGGCATAGACAATCCCATACCCAGCGGTTGGGTCATATGCGACGGCAGCACGGTGCCCATATCCGGCGGCGGATACATAACCACCCCTGCACTGTCCAATCTGATCATCGGATCAAGCACCGCAGCGGCAGGGGTCGTGGTGCACTCGACCGCGACGGTTGGCAACACCACGGTTGGATCCAACGTGTCTGTGACATCCACAGGCACCAACGCATCGCCGGGCGGGTACATATACATAATGCGGGTCTCGTGATCCACCGTCAGGTCACCCAAATAGTTGGTTTTCCAACCTATTTGCCGCCGATAACAAATATCAGCATTAAATAATCTTTGAGTCTGTTGAGATTTCACAAAAAGGAGAGCTATCACATGAGCAAGAAACTTGAACAAGTGCTAGAGTACCTGATCGCAGGTAAGCAAGACGCCGCCAAGGCGCTGCTGCATCAGGTCTTCATAGAGAAGGCACGCAAGATACACGAAGACATCATGTCCCACGACGACATGGACGAGGAGTCCATGATGGGCGACGAGGGTGATGACTTCAGGCATGACGTAATGGGCAAGCATGACGACCACCTGGAAGAGCTCAGCAATGAGATCGACGCCGAGGAGCAGATGTCCGAGGACGATGATGCAGGCATGGGCGGAGACGACGTCGACGTCGAGGACGACATGATGGACATGGACGACATGGGTGGCGATGACGCCGCTGATGGCGACATGGATTCGGACGATCTCGGTGACGATGTCGCTGATGATGGCATGGGCGGCGACGACATGGGCGATATCGAGGACACCATCGGTGATCTCGAGGATGCGCTTGCTGAGCTGAAGGCCGAGTTCGATCGCCTCGAGAAGGGCGAGGAGGATTCCGAGGAAGCTGGTGAGGAAGAAGCCGGCGAGGAGGAAGATTCCGAGGATGATTCCGAGGAAGAGGACATGGACGAGAGCTGGTTGGAAGAGGATTGGGATGACCTTTCCGAGGCCGTTGAGCTCGAGAAGGTCAGCGTGCCGGCGAGCGGCGAGGTAGGCAGCGGCAAGTACAGCTCGGCTGATGCCAACGCAAAGGCCAAGAGCCCGATCGCAACCAGCCAGACGTCCCGCATGGGTGCCAAGCCCATCAAGACCGACGACAAGAAGCACAGCGGTTACAACCGTGAGACCGCCCCGTCCAGCAAGGACATGGGCATCACCAACCGTCGCAAGTCAGCTGAGACCGGCATGAGCAAGGTCAGCAAGGAAGGCAACAGCGCGGCGGCCCTCAACAAGACGGTCTCTGAGTTCGGCATCAACAAGGATGCCATGAGCCCCCTGAGCAAGAGCCCAAGGAAGTAAGGTTCCATAGAAGCTAACGGATCACCGTGGAAATGAAATCCACGGTGATTTTCCGCAAAAAAACAATGGTATTCAGTGGGATCAGGATTGTTTCACTAAATATTTTCGGCACTCGAAGGGTACCTGTAACATGAACAACAACATACTGGTGGAACACCTAAATTATGATACGGCAAAGGCTGAGGTGATCGCGGAATCAACCGAATCCGGCGGCAAGAACTTCTACATGAAGGGCATATTCATACAGGGTGGCATACGCAATCACAACGGTCGCGTGTATCCGGTCAACGAGATACGCAAGGCGGTCGAGTCCATCAACGATAGCATCAAGAAGGATGCCGGCGTGCTTGGCGAATGTGATCATCCCCAGGAGCTCCAGATACATCTGGATCGCGTGAGCCATAAGATCACCGATATGTGGATGGATGGGGCCAATGGGTATGGTAAGCTTCAGATACTGCCGACCCCTTGTGGTAACATAATCAAGACGCTGCTTGAGTGCGGCGTGAAGCTGGGTGTCAGCTCACGCGGTTCTGGTAACGTCAACGACGATGGTGAGGTCAGCGACTTTGACATGCTGACGGTGGATATCGTCGCCAAGCCCAGCGCACCGAGTGCATATCCCGTGCCCATGTACGAGGCTATCATGAACCGCAGGAATGGCAACAAGATCCACGAGCTGGCCGAGGCTGTTAGGTATGATGCATCCGCACAGAAGCATCTGAAGAACATACTCACCGGCTGGGTAAACGAATTGAAGTTTTAACAGGAGTCAGGTCTGATGGAAAATCAACTGAAAGAGCTGCTTGAGAACGAGGTGCTTGGCGAAGAGGTCAAGTCCGCGCTCCAGGAAGCCTTTAACAACAAGATCAAGGAGACTGAGACCAAGCTGCAGGAGGCGTATGCCTCTCGCTATGAGCATGACAAATCAGTACTCGTTGAAGCCATGGACAACATGCTGACCGATGCAATCAAGGCAGAGCTATCCGAATTTTCGGAGGATCGCACCGCACTGATAGCGCAGAAGGCAAAGCTATCGAAGGCAACGTTGGCCGCAAAGCGCGTCTACGAAGCCAAGATGGCACAGCATGTCAAGCTGCTAAACACCTTCCTGGGCAAGCAGCTCAAGGAAGAGGTGGCAGAGTTCGCGGCTGATCGCAAGCGTTTGGAGACACAGCGCAGGCAGCTGGCCAAGGAGATGCAGACCGTCAAGGAAAGCAGCCGTAAGCAGCTGGCAAACCGCGTGAACAAGCTTGAGGAATTCGTGATCAAGAACCTCTCGGAGGAGATCGCGGAGTTCCAGGCTGATAAGAAGGCATTGGTTGAGCAGCGCGTAAAGCTGGCAGCCGAAGGCAAGAAGCGCCTGCAAGAGACCCAGAGCAAGTTCGTCGGCAAGGCTACCAAGCTGATCGACAAGACGCTCAACGAGGTCATACGCAGCGAGCTGGTGCAGTGGAGGGACGACATCAAGGTTGCTCGCGAGAACAACTTCGGTCGCCGTATCTTCGAAGCCGTGGCAGCTGAATACATGGGCAGTTACCTATCGGAAGGCAGCGAGATCAAGAAGCTGCAGAAGGTGCTGTCTGACACCGAGCATAGGCTCAACGAAGCCAAGGCCGATGCCAAGAAGAAAGCAACGCTCGTAGAGCAAGCCGACTCCAAGGTAAAGGCAGCCAACGACAGAGCCACGAGGCTCGAAACCATGGCTGAACTGCTGGCGCCTTTGGGCCGTGACAAGAAGGCAGTGATGGAAGAGATGCTCAGGGACATCAAGACGTCCAATCTGAGGGAAGCTTTCAATCGCTATCTTCCTGCCGTGATCAACGGCAATCCACAGGTTGCGCAGGGCAAGTCAACGCTTGCTGAGGGTAACCAGACAAAGTCCGTGGCGATCACGGGAGACAGGAAGAACAAGCTGAACGAAGCTGTGGCTGAGGAATCAAGCGCAGGCGGCAGCGATATCGCTTCCATACTATATCTTGCAGGAATAAACAAGGTTTAAGGAGAACTGAACAAATGAGCAAGAATTTATTTGAGACTCACTGGACGGCTACCAAGACCGCTCTTTGCGAAGGCCTCACCGGCAACCGCAAGAAGGTCATGGACGTCATCCTCGAGAACACCAAGAAGGACCTGCAGAGCAAGTCCGGTATATTGTTCGAGAGCGCAACCCCTGGTGCCACCAGCGCTGGTAACGTTGCTACCCTGAACAAGGTCATCCTCCCAGTCATCCGTCGCGTTATGCCGACCGTGATTGCGAACGAGATCATCGGCGTGCAGCCAATGACTGGTCCAGTTGGCCAGATCCACACCCTGCGCGTTCGCTATGCTGACACGTTCGGTTCGCCGAATCCGGTCACCGCTAGCACAGAAGCGCTGAGCCCATTCGATATCGCTCGTTTCTACAGCGGTAACGGCAACAGCAACACCCCGAAGGCAGCTCCGGTTAGCGTCCTCGAAGGTACCGCTGGCAAGCGCCTGAACATCCAGATCCTCAAGGAAACCGTTGAGGCGAAGACCCGCAAGCTGAGCGCTCGCTGGACCTTCGAGGCTGCTCAGGATTCGCAAGCCCAGCAAGGCATCGACATCGAGGCTGAGATCATGGCTGCCCTGGCACAGGAAATCACCGCAGAAATCGACCAAGAGATCTTGGTTAGCCTGCGCACCCTGGCTGGCACCACCCTCACCTACGATCAGGGCGCAGTTAGCGGTACCGCTACCTACGTCGGTGATGAGCACGCTGCATTGGCGATCCTCATCAACCGCGGCGCAAACCTGATCGCTGCTAGGACCCGTCGCGGTGCTGGTAACTGGGTCGTCGTTAGCCCAACGGCTCTCACGATCCTCCAGTCTGCAACGACCTCTGCGTTCGCTCGTACCACGGAAGGCACGTTCGAGGCTCCAACCAACACCAAGTTCGTTGGCACCCTGAACAACAGCATGCGCGTGTACGTCGACCAGTACGCAGCTGACGACACCAACGTGCTCGTCGGTTACAAGGGTCCAGGCGAGATCGACGCTGCGGCATACTACTGCCCATACGTCCCGCTGACAAGCTCGGGCGTCATCATCGATCCGAACACCTTCGAGCCGGTCGTGAGCTTCATGACCAGGTACGGCTACCTAGAGCTTTCCAACACGGCAAGCAGCTTGGGTAACGCAGCCGATTACCTCGCAGGAATCGGAATCAATACGGCCCATCTAAAGTTCTTGTGATTTATCAATGTTTTCAATGAGTTACATCATTGATTTCATTTAACACATTAACAATAAACCCGGGAGACTCCCGGGTTTTTTATTCTATATCTGTAATCCCTGATTGCTAAGTTGAGCAATCCAATTAACTGGTAAACTACCTTCTACTTTAATTCGATATAATGTATAGCCATGTTTAACCGCTAACTCGTTCTTGTAAACATCCTTCTTTTTAGCTTCTTCAAATAACGCTACGCGCTTTTCGTCTGGCATATTCTTATTACCGTACATCTTATAGTGCCAGTGGTACGGACCATCAATTTCGATCAGTACCATACCTTCCAGTCTAAAGTCATATACTCTCCCACCTATCTGAACGTTCCTGTCGTATCTTATCCCACGATTGTCTAGCTCGGCTGCAAACTCTCGTTCCGGTCGTGTGTTAAACAGTTTAGGAACGAGTTTCTCAGGATTATCCTGCATGTATTTCAACCTAGCTTGGCTATAGCGTTCACGTTGCTCGTCTGTAGCCTTGCTGCCTCGACGTGCAGCCCACATCTGCTCAACCTTAGCCTGCACCATCTCAGGCGATCTAGCCTTAGCAACCTCGCTCATCCGCCGCTTAAATGCTTCGCCTCTGTCCTTGCCTAGCATGGGTGACCCATTCTCCTCGATATATCGCGCATAGCTGTCGCGCCATTTATCAATCTCTTCGGGTGTGCGTTTCTTTCCTTTGTGCTTGGCTCCTATCTTATCCTTAGCCGCTTGAGTATGGGTCTTTCCAGTTCTAGCCATCCTCTTTTTCTCGAGCGTTTCAATGCTGTCTTTCCGTTCCCTGACAGTTTCAGCTTCTGGATACATCGCCTTGTATTCGGCCACGGTGGACAACCCGTGCTGTTTCAGATGCTTACCGGTTATCTGACCAAACTGCCTATTGCATATCATGCATGTGAACATCGTTGCACCTCCTATTTAAGTGTGCGATATTTATACCTATAATGCAAGATTGGTCACGACAGCATTATAACTCCAACATCCATTTAATCTTGCCGCAGTCCCATATCCTATCGTAACCAAGTAGCTTAGCCATCTCCCATTCGGTCATTGAATCATCCAATCCTGATGATGGGTTTGCCGCCAACATGCGATCGCGGCTCATGCTCCTCTTGTCATGCCTGATGGAATATCTCTCCACGTATTGCTGCATGGGCGGAACGGTTCCGATATTCTCAAACCCTAGCTTTTCATAGAGTTCGCCCCTGCTGTATCTGTTGTCGCTGAACGTGATTATCTTGTTTGGTCCGTGGTTGTCTATGAATCTGGATAGCAACCTGCTCGCAGCGCCTGGTACCATCCCATGCGTCGCAAATCTAATCAGATTCCAGATCCCATCTTCCCTGCGGAACGACATCGCAGCCATTATCTGATTGCCACTGAAAAGTCCCAGCGTCAGTGGTAATCTCTCGGGGGCACCAAGTAGATGATGCGTGTTAAAAAACTCAACGGCGGCGGGCCTTGCGACATAACCAACTGTGCATTGCCTAGCTGTGATGCTCCTAACGCCTTTGCCCACCTTCGATCTTATCATATCCTCGACTATGGATCTCTTCTCGAGCCATTCGTCTTCGAATATGGTAAGCATCCCTATGCCAGCGGATGCGGCAGCATCCCATTTCCTGTGATGGTAATTCCAACTCTTGTGTCCCGATAGCTCGCTGTGCCAATACAACCCGCAATGCTCTATTCCAAACGATATATCTGGTAGATATATGTCTATCTCGTAGGGTGATATGGAATTCCTGTCCCCGCTTATTATGTTACCGTCGTATATGGATCTGACAAACTCTAATATATCCAACTCTTGTTTGCTCTTGAAGCTGATATCCGTTGGATGGCATACCTTACATATCGGCGGGCTTGCATAATCAAATCTCTTGGTAAACACATGATCGCATCCCAGACACCTAAACGTGATCTTCGGTCTGGATTGCACGCCGATGTAATCATCATTTGATATGAGGGCGTCCAAACTAAAGTTTTCCCTCACCATCCTGATGAATCTATCGTGATTGTTTCGGGCTATGTGATGATCGGTGTATAATCTTTTCTTGGTGTCCCTGGCTTTGGCAACCATATCAGGTACCTGCATGGGATTGGCATGACCGTATCTTTCGATCATGGATGCCTTGCGCTTTGATGCGGTCTCTTCGAGGCTCGCGACATTTTCAACACCATAACGGTCTAGGGTTGTCGTTCTGATCCTCTCTAAGGTTGATGACACCTTCGTTTGATCTCCGTAGAATTCCTTGTGATTGGCTTTGGCAACTCCCAACTGCCCAACGTTAGCTACACCGTATCTTGCTAGATTGGTGTTGGCGCGTTTGGTGTTGATCTCCGCCTTTTGATCATCTGGCAATGCACGTTTGGCGGCTGACACCTTAGCGCTGACGCTATCTCTCGCACACTGACATCTGGATGACGTGCCGCAATATCCGTATCCTCCGGATAGGCTGATCCATCTCTTATCTTTGTTGGACTTTTCGCATACCGGTATGTCACCAAACAGCACGTATCGTATCTTTTGGTTGAAGGTGTCTAATCCCTTGATGCCAGAGGATGATGCATCTATCCAAGATATCATCTCTGGGTGCTCTCGTGATATGTGGCTAGATATGTGTTTATGAGATACGGTGTTGAATATGTCTAGCAGCTTATCTTTCATACCAATCACCTTTGTACCTGTTGTATTTATAATATGCAACGGTATCAGATGTCAACGCTTACTATATCTTCACCAAACGCCTGTAGGGTTTCTGATCGTGCAGCTCCTGTTCAAGGTCCATGATCTCGCTGTGCAGATCGTTCCAGTCGGACGTGTCGTCTAGGAACCTGCGCCTATCCTCCTCTGATTTGGAAGACCTCTCCCATTCATCGGCGAGCGCCCTGTAACCAGCCTCCTTCTGCTTCAGCTGTTCAAGCTTCCTCATGTCACGTATCACACGCGGGTTTGGTATCTCCTCAAACTCGATGGATTTGTAAAGCTGCGAGCCCTTGGGTGTTAGGGAACCCCAATCTATCTCGGTGGTCGGATACAAGCTCTGGAGATGCTTGACCAGTGCTGACCCCACACCCTCGCGCCTGTGCGCGACATGTATCATCGTTATCTGCGGTTGCCCGTGCAGCACGGAGTAGTCGAGGTAGCCAGACAATCCCCTGTCGGTCCTAGCCTCAAGCCTCACATCCGTTTGCCCGTGATGGTGTCCGGTGACATGCTGTGTGATGTCTATCGATTTAGATATGAATTCCGTCGCTCTCATGTGCCCGCCGCCGTGTTTAACACCTATCTGATATTTATGGTGTGGATGTTGCATCAAACATGCTTAAATATCGTGGCAAACGGTGGTGGATCATGCGGGTATTGATAATAGGCAACAATGGTTACATAGGCTCGCTGCTGACGGAT